CCGCCGAGCCGAAGCCGCCCTGAACCAGGTATATGAGGAAAACAACCTGGAGCAGCTCGACCTTGAGACCGAGATTGACTGCGCCATTATGGGCGATGCCAGCTACAAGGTCAGCTGGGACGGCGAAGCCAAGAAGGTGCGGATTACCGCCCCCGATGTCCAGGGCATCTATGCCTGGTGGCTGGGGGACGACATCTCCCGGGTCTGGAGAATCGCCTCCCGATACCAGCTTTCCGCCGAGGAAAGCGAATTTCTCTACGGGCTAAAGCCCAGGGGCAAGCAGGCGACCGTCGTCGAGCTCTGGACGGACGGGGAATTCGAGCTTTACCTGGACGACGCCCTTATCGAGAAGAAGCCCAACCCCTACGGCTGTATACCCTTTATCATCTACCCCAACCTCAGGGAGCCGAAGAGGTTCTGGGGGATATCCGACCTCACCCAGATTATGGAGTCGCAGCGGGAGCTTAACCGGGCGATGTCGCAGCTATCCCGCATACTGGAGCTTTCGGGCAACCCCATCGCCGTGCTGGAGAATGTGGAAGAGTCCGAGGATATCGCCGTCAGACCGGGGGCGGTCTGGAACATCCCCGAGGACGCCAAAGCCTACCTGCTCGACCTGTTGCAGGGGGGCGCGGTGGGGCTGCATATCGATTACATCAACCTGCTCTATCGAATCCTGCACGATGTATCGGAATCGCCGCGGGCCGCCTTCGGCGGCACCGAGCGGGACCTCTCCGGAGTAGCCCTCGAAATCGAGCTCAACCCCCTGCTGCAGAAGGTGAGACGGAAGCGGATTATCCGCACCGCCGCCTACAACCAGCGCAACCGCCTGATTCTGAGGCTGCTGGAGAGGTACCAGGGGGAGAGCTTCGGTGAAAACCGCCTGCGGGTGGTCTGGAAGCCGATACTGCCCCAGGACCTGAGCCGACTGGTGGCTAACGAGCAGACGCTGGTGCAGAATGGCATCCACTCAAGGCGGCGGGCGATGGACGAGATAGGCGTTAAAGACGCCGAGGGCGAGTTCAAGCAGTGGCTGGAGGAGAGAGAGGCCATCCTCAAAATGAATAAGCAGCTTAACGCCAGGTCGACCAGAGGCGGAGAGGGAGAGAGAGCTTCAGCCGGGGAGACCACAGGCGTCGAGGAATCTCCATAAGGAGGTGGAAAATTGCCCGATAACAAACAGGAGCCAAATTCCGGCGGGGAAGAGCTGGAGGGGCTGATAGCCGAGAAGGACGAGGCGCTGGCCGCCAAAGACCAACGCATCGCCGAGCTGGAGCAGGCTCTGGCCGGCAAGGACGAGCAGGTCGCCGCCCTGACCCAGTCGGCGGCGGAGCTTGAGCAAAGGCTGGCCGAACTTGTGGAGAGCCTGGCGCAGGCGATATCGAGCTACCGGGCGCTGGCGGTTAAATACAATCCCAGCCTGCCCGAGGAGCAGATAGTCGGCAACAGCATCGAGGAGGTTAACGCTTCCCTGGCCAGCGCCCAGGCCCTTATCAACCGGGTCAGGCAGGAGCTGGAGGCGGAAATGGCCGCCGCCAGAATACCGGCGGGGGCGCCGCAGAGGACGCCCGCCGACCTATCCGCCCTATCCCCGAGGGACAAGATTCAATACGCCATAGGCGAAAGGAGATAAATCATGGCTTTAACATTAGAAGAGGCATCCAAGCTTTCCAACGATATGCTGCTTCAGGGGGTGGTCGAGACCATCGTCAAGGACTCGCCCGTCCTCAAGCAGCTGCCCTTTATCGAGATTGTGGGTAACGTCCTGACCTATAACCAGGAAAAGACCCTGCCCACCATCGATTTCTACAATGTCGGCGACCCCTGGACTGAATCGACGCCGACCTTCGAGCAGAAAACGGCTTCTCTAAAGATTATGGGCGGCGACGCCGACGTGGATAACTTCCTCAAGGCGACCCGCAGCAACATCCAGGACCTGGAAACGGCCGTGGTCGAGCTCAAGGCTAAAGCGCTGAAGGACAAGTTCGAGGAGAACTTTATCTACGGCGACGCCTCGGGCGGCAGCAAGGAGTTCGACGGGCTGAGGAAGCTCATCGACACCACCACCGCCAGCGACCAGCTCATCGCTATGGGCGATACCGGGGCTACCCTGACCCTGGGCAAGCTGGACGAGCTTATCGACGCGGTAAAGGGCGGTAAGCCCGACATACTGCTTATGAGCCGGCGCTCGCGCCGCAAGATAAACGCCCTGGTGAGGGCGGCGGGGGGCATGATTGATAGCGACCGAGACAAGTGGGGCAGCTTCGTTCAGCTCTGGGACGGCATCCCCATCGGCGTCAACGACTGGATACTGGATAGCCACACCCTAAGCGGCGGGGTAGAGACGGCCACCACGGGCAGCGACTGCTCTACTATCTATGCCTTCCAGATGGGGGAAGGCGCTCTCTGCGGGCTGACCGGCCCTGGTCACCTGACGGTGGAGCCCATCGGCTCGCTGGAGACCAAGGACGCGTCGCGAACCCGTATTAAGTGGTACTGCTCGCTGGCTCTGTTCAGCTCGATAAAGAGCGCCGCTCTGATCGGGATTCAAGACTAAATTTTAGCGATTTCTAGGGGAGTCCTTCAGCTGAAGGACTCCCCCCGAGGAGAGAAAAATGGAAAAGCAAGACACAGCCAAGTGGCTCTGCCGCTACCGGCTGAGCAAGTACCGAGAGGATATCGGGGCTTACCGGGGAAAAGAGGCGGAGTTCCATGAGAAGTTCCAGCCCTACGAGATAATCGAGGGCGAGGGCAACTGCCTGCTCAACAGCGGCATCAACGAGATGTGGGACCTGATTGTCGGCGACTCGGCTAACCACTTTAATAACGCCGCCGCCCAGATAGGCGTCGGCGACAGCTCTACTGCGGCCACCCCGTCCCAGACCGACCTCCAGGCCGCCACCAACAAGAGCTACAAGGGTATGGAGAGCGGCTACCCCACTTCCACCAGTCAGAAGGCAATCTTTAAAGCCAGCTTCGGGGACGCGGAAGCCAACTACGCCTGGAACGAGTGGGTGGTCAAGCAATCAACCAGTGCCAAGTGCCTTAACCGGAAGGTTGACTCTCTGGGGACGAAGTCAAGCGGCACCTGGACTCTGGAAGTCAGCATCACCCTGAGCTAAAAGAAGCCTTTGAGAGGATGTGGCGCCGATGGCTACCGAGATATTAAGACCAAATGCTGCTGGGGATGAAACTGCACTTTCGCTCTATCCTAACTCTGGTGAAGCCAACTGGGAAGATGTTGATGAGGAGACACCCGATGAGTTGGATACCCGTGTTTACAAGACGGGCACTTCCTATACTAGGGATTTATATAATCTTCCCTCTCATTCGGTTGGTTCAGGCACAATCAACTTTATCAAAATCTATTTCAGGTGTCAGAGACCAGGCTCCGGCACTTCCTGCAAAGCAAAGCCCTCCCTAAAAAGCGACAGCACGGTCACTGACGGCACAGAAGTAACATTAACCAGCTCTTGGGTTACATATTCCGAACAGTGGAGTACCAACCCAGCCGATAGTGCAGCTTGGTCTTGGGCTGACATAGATGCTCTGCAAATCGGCGTCAGTCTCAAGGGTGACGGGACTAATCCAGCTCGCTGCACCCAGGTTTATGTTGAGGTTGATTATACAGCGACAACCTCAAAGGAGTCCTCGGATACCGGTGCCGGTGTAGACGCCAAAGCCTCAAATAACCCGATAGCTACCCTGACTGATACCGAAACCGGAAGCGGAGTAGACAGTCCGACCTCACCACTGGCCCAACTGGCAAAGTCAGATGTCGGCTCCGGGGTTGACGCCGTTGCGTCGTTGCAGACACCCGAAGCCAAATCATCGTCTGATGCCGGCTCCGGTGCCGAGGGCACGCCGACCCAGAGCGCTGTTTTAGCCAGCAGCGAAAGCGGCTCCGGGCTTGAAGCCCTTATCGCCCGATTATTAAGCGGTGAAGAAAGCGGCGGCGCTGTTGAAGCCGCTGATGTTGACACGGAGGGGCTGCTCAAAGACCTCTTCGCCGGCGAGGCGGGAGAGGGTTCTGACCAGCTCGTCGCCAAGATTGAAATGCCGATTAAGGGGGGAGGTATGAAACTATGGACTTAAACACGATGAGAGCTATCGTCAGGCGCGACCTGAAAGACGAGGACGCCGGGAACTACCGCTGGAGCGATGACGAGCTGGACCGGCATATCGCCCACGCCGTAAAGGACTTTTCCGAGGCGGTGCCCCTGCCGGCCAAAGCTACCCTGCCCACCACCGCCGACTCCAGGGTGATTGACATATCCGCCCTGACCGACCGGGTGATGGTGGAGGCGGTGGAATACCCGCTGGAGCAGTTCCCGCCCAGCTACCCGAAATTCGCCCTCTGGGGGCACGCCCTGACCCTTTTCGTCGATGAAGCCCCCGACGGCGAAAACTGCCAGGTCTATTACGGCATTCTACATACCCTCAACGCCGAGGGCTCGACCATCGACACCAAGCACGAGGACCTGGTGGCTACGGGCGCCGAGGGCTACGCCGCCGTGGAGTGGGCCAGCTACGCCATCAACCGGGTCAACGTGGGCGGCGCCACCACCGCCAAGGAGTTTCTCGCCTGGGGCAACGAGAAGCTGAAGCAGTTTAAGCAAGAGCTGAAAAGGCTGGGGCGGAGGAATAAGGTCAGAATCCGCCAGCTCTACCAGGTGTGAAGGAGGCTGTTATGACAACGAGAGAGACAGCAGCTAAAGCTAAGGAGGGTTTGCCGCGGGAGGCCTTTGCCATCACGGGCGACCCCGCCGACCCCGAGAGCTGGAAGCTGCCTCACCACAAGAGGAGCATCTACCGGGCATTGAAGAGGAAGCTGGATATAGAAAAAACGGTCGACTGGGAGCGGATGCCGACGGCGGTGGCCGCCCTCTCCCCCACGGGTTACCGGGGGCGGAGGATAGCCGCCAGCCCCGAAGATATTCTCAAAGCCGCCCGCCACCTCGCCGACCACTACCGAAAGGCAAATAAACCGCTGCCCGATACACTGGCGGCACTGGGGTAAACGAAAATGAAAGATTGGATAGAGTTAATCAAAGCCGTCATCAGGCCCTTTATCATCGTCTGGGGGTTTTCCGTCTACGGTGTCTGCATTTTGTCGGGCACAGAAGCGCCGACGCTGCTGGTGGGGCTGGTAACGGCGGTCATCGTGGAATACTTCGGCGAAAGGGCCATCAAAAGGCTTAAGGAAACGTGAGACAGCTTAGTTCGACACTGCTCGCCGCCCAGAAGGAGGCTTCCCGCACTCCTTATGTAAAGGTGGAAGCCTCCAACAAGCATGCCGGCGTGGTCAGGATGCGCTGGGAGAGGCTCTATAGCGGCGCTGAGGACGACTACTATCACGCCGCCACCATGCCCGGCGACGGCTCGCTGGTCAGGGTGAGGGTAACGCCGCCAT